TTAGAATACCCTGTGTTGCCACAGGATATGATAGGGTTATACCCTACCCAGTTATTTGTACTAGGCCGTTACCGCCAGCCGTTCATCCAACTGTCCGCCCATTTGTCACTGTTTATATAGCGCAGTGTACCGGCTCGCGTTGCCTTGTCACGCTGAAATTATGTTTTCAATTTTACACGAACTAGTTCGTTAAGTTCTTTAAACTTCTCAGCTCTTGCTAACTTTTTTGTTAGAATATCTCTAAACTGACTTTCGGTTAGTGTGTGCTCAGTAGTCCAACGAACTTGCCTTGCCTTTTCTTTCAAATTGACTTTCTTCATAATTTCCTTACTAAAACAAAAAACCCCAGGGAGTTTAAGCCTGGGGTCCTAGATTCTTTGTAGTGTTTTTTGTTACTCTACAAGATCCTCCTGGACCCCGGTTACCTCTGGTGTGCGATTATTATTAATCTGACTAAACGCACTCCAATAGGCCGGCATCAAGCCGCCTAGTTGGGCTATGGGTTTAAGCGATGAACAATGAATCGTGTTTTTCATATCAGTGTCTATTGTATTTTATTTAGTCTTTGTTGTCAAGTCTTTTTGAAAATGTTGTAAAAATACAACAAAAATTTATTTGGTGCCAGGAACGGGACTCGAACCCGTATGCCCTTGCGGGCGGCAGATTTTAAGTCTGCTGTGTATACCATTCCACCACCCTGGCAATTAGTCTATTGCTTATTATACTTAGTTAATATTTTTTCGTCAACCTTGTATAAGTAAAAATTTGGTGGGACGGGAGGGGTTCGAACCCTCAACGCTCTTTCGAGACTGGATTATGAGTCCAGGGCCTGCAACCAATACGGCGTCCGTCCCATTATTTGAAACTTTTACCATGTTGACGATTTTGGTTATATTCATCAACATATTTTTTCCAAAGCATACACAACCTAGGTTGTGTAGTATTATTGGCTTTAGCAAAAGCACAGATTGAATTATAATGCGATTCTTTAAATTTGTCAAACAATTCGTTAGCCAATTTTTTAGCTTGGTCCTTTTTTCGATCATACGCTGCACGTTTATAATCAAAATTTTGATCTTTTATTGGTTTATCAAAATCTTTCACTCTACCATTTTGCCATCCTTCTGGAATTGCGACATTCTTTTTGATTTTTTTATTTTCTCTAAGAATTACATTATGAATCCAAATTGAACCAAATTGTGAATTTGTTTCACCTTTCTGTTGAATTGACATACTTACTGATAGACGCCTCCGTAACCAACCATAAAGTTTATTAGATGGCCTGCCAGGGGTCATCATTGCTGCGGCATTTACAAGCTTATAATTTGTTGGATATATTTTAACTAATAATTGGTGTGCTACATAATGTTCTTCGGGCGTCAGATTAACAAGATTTTCTTTATCGTTTGTGCCACCCATGCATTTAGGAACAATGTGATGTTTTTCTACATATCCATCAACAATACGATTTTTTGCTTTTTCTATTAGCTTATAATAGTGTAACTCATAATTCATATAATTATTTATATAAATTATGAGTTAAGTGAATTAAAGTCAAAGGTAAAATTATTTTACATTAGGATTTGGAACAACAGCGCCAGTCTTGTCAACCAAAACCACATCCTTTGTGCCCTTGCGACCTATGCCTCTTGTTAAAGTAACACCCAAAGGTCTTAAGCCTGCAATACCTAATGTTGCACTGTTTCTGTTACTGTCGTTGCGTATGAGCCATACCATTAAATGACTTTCAGGTATATCTTCCCATGTTTGGATAACAGCGTGTGCTTGAACCACTACATTTTTTTGATCTTGTTGAAAGTGGTCAGGTCCAAAGTCCTGAATAACAATACCACCTTCAGGATTAATATCGGTACCAAAAATTGCTGCCAGTGCTTCTTCAGCAGTTGGCTCCATGACAATTTCTTTGCTGAGTTTGTACACAGGTATATTGCCACCACCTTTTGCGGCACGATCAGCAATTTTAATTAGTTTAATAACACCTTTTTCTTGAAGGTCATCAATGACTTGTCTTGCTCTTGCACCAAATAGCGAATCGGCACTTTCCCAAACTTCAGCACTTAGTTCTTTGATACTGATTGGCAGCTTGCTGGTTTTGCTGTAAAGTACAACATCGGCTTTCTTTCGGCCCTTGACATCTTTGCCAGTAGTTTCTACTCGGACAGCATCTCGAATAGACAATTTTTTACCGCGCTCGTCTATAAAAGTAACATTAGCACTGCCATATTTTTCAATCACACTGGCCAACATACTGGCCAATTCCATTTCATTGCCCACACCAGCACTTTGACTGCCTTGTTTGCCTACATCTTTTACAACAATAGCCACAGGACTACCAGCAAATACAATGCCGCCCAAACTGCCCAGTCTTGGATCAGCCAAGTATTGTACACCGGGGAATTGTTTTTGCAAACGAACAAGTATGTCTTGTAGTATAAGTTTTCTGTATTCTGTGGCTTTTTTGCCATCGGGAATCTGTGCTAAAACTCTAATTACATTACCTACATCTTTTTGATCTTCATAGCCCATGGCAGTAAGGGCTTGCTTGACAGCTGGTTTTGTCGCTTCAGCAGGTTGTTTAGTCTTTTCGTCAAATTCAAAAAATCGCATAAGTCACTCGGTTATAAGATATTTATTAAGAATTCAAAAACCCCATAAACTTATCTTATATCAGTAGAAACACTGATATAAATACTAGTAGAAACACTGATAAGGAAAAAAAAACAATGAAGACTTTAATTCAAAAGATTAAACAGTTCTTTGACAGTAAGTCTGCTTATCAAGCAGAACTAGATAGATTTGTTGCCAAATACAACCCACAAAGCACTGCTGAAGTAGAACTGTTAATCCGACGATTTGACAGATACTACGCTTAAGGAGCAACTATGAAACTACTAAAAGAATTTTTTACTTCACTATACCAAGCAATGCAAGAAAGCAGTGAGCGCAGAGCTCGTGCAATGATGAAATTTCAAGGATATACTTTTCATGAATAATTGGCAACCAATGACCGACGAAGATGTCGAATGGGTAAACAATCCCAGTAAATTACCCAACAGCAAGTAATTACTTGCGTTCTATATCTTCTTCAACACAGTTCTCACCGTATTGAATTTCGATCAACTTTAAAGGTTGGTCGGATTCATTGCACAGCATGTGCCACGCTGATCGGGGAATAAAGCAGTGTTGTTGATATTCTAGTTCATGCATTAAATCATGATCGCTGCTGGTATCAAGAGTATAGACTTTGGCGGAACCTTCGGCTACGAACCAAAATTCTGCACGACTTTCATGTCGTTGCATGCTTAAGCAGGTTTTAGGCTGTACTGTAAGTTCTTTAAGCTTTACCCCTTGGCCTACAGTGTGTAAAATTCTATAATAGCCCCAGGATCTTTCAGTCTTGGGTGCTTTCCATTCTTCCAGTATCCAACTGCTGCTGTTGCGTTTGTCTTCACCGCCTACACCAAAAACAAAAGTTACATTATCGTCCTTAAATGCCATTTCTGGAATATTGTCAGGTGTTCGATCACCTCCATTGGCAAAGATAATTTCAGCTTTAGGATATTCTTCACGGACTCGGCGTATAGCATCTATACTGCTGCCGTCACTGTCATCATAGTCAATAACTTGATAAACTACATTAATATTGCTTACAACTGCGGCTCGTTCATGCCAAGGCATAAACGCTCGACCTTTTTTACGAGTAAGCCAAGCATCGCTGTTGACTCCTACAATTAAAAAATCACCAAGAGTTTTGGCTTCTTTAAAATAAGCAATATGGCCTGAATGTAGTGGATCGAATCCGCCGGTTACAAGTACAATTTTCATATCTGTACTTATAAGGAAATATCTTCCATACCTGCTGTTCTGAGTCTAGACACATGGCCCAACATAAAGTTCTTGCTTTCTAGACCTTTCATCAAACCCAGCCATTTGTTACGAACTAGTGCTACTTCGTTGATGATAGTTTCAAAGTCAATGACTTCATCTTCCCCGTCCACATACTTTTCAGCGTCACGACTGGTTAGAGCTCTATTGTATTTTTCTAAATAGTTTTGAAAGTGTTTACGGCGGATTTTACGCAGTTGAATGCCGAGATAGTTTAGTACAGCTTCAATTTCTTGCAGTTGATTGAATCTATGTTCTGTAACGCCCGGCAAGGCTGCAATGTTGCGTTCAAGATGGCCACGAATACCACAGTCCTGTTTGGCTTCTACCAATTCATTCTCGTAGTATTCAATGAAGTCGGGTATATTACCCAAGTCTTGAACTATGCGATTATACCACATTATTCTTCGTAGTCAGAATCTTCAAAATCATCTTCATAGCCGCCAGCATACTCTTCAAGGCTGCGTTTGGTGTATTGATCAACGCCACCAAATTCTTTTAGTTCATTATCATTTAAGTAATCAACTAAAATACTCATGATAGTATCGCTGGCTTCTTGGCGGTCTTTTTGTGGGATATACTGTTTAAGGGTACTGTAGACTTCACCCAATACATCAATTTCGATGGTCATTATTCTTCCTCGGTTACAGCCGCGGGTTCTGAATTTTGTTTATGTGGATGTTTGGTATAGTCTTCCATGACGCTGTCCAAACAACCGTCCTCGTTTCGTTCCCATTCTTTGCGGAACATTTTTAATTCAGTACCGTTTGCTAGTTGGTATTTAAGCCTATTGCCATCTTTTGCTAATAATCCCTTGCCTTCAAACATGTCTACCAGTCCGCTGTAGGGATTCATGCCAGTTTCATAGGGAATCTTTACTTGTACACCTTCAAAAGGTTTAGCGTATCTAGTTTTCATAATCTTGCATCCTGCACGAATACCTTTTACTTCGGAGATTTTGTTGCCATCTTCGTCTTCTTTAAGTTTCATTTTCTTCATAGCGACAACAATGCTGGATGCGTAGATAAAACCTTGTCCGCCTGAAATTTTATCATCAGGATCAAACATGTCTTGACTTGCGTAGGTGTGGTTTGTGGCTACCAAGCCGATGTTTAGATCACCAAACATGTTTACACAATTACGAACAAGTGCTGTAAGTGCTTTAGGCTTACGGCCCATATCGCCTTTTAAATCACCAGCTTCAAACTGGTTAACATCAGTAGGAGTCAACAACATACCTAAACTGTCAAGTACAAACAAAACTTTGGGTCTATCATCTGCAGGCAGTGTTTTATATTCTTTTACAAACTCGGTGACCATTTTGGCTACATCGTCGATCATAGCCATATTAACTTTCAGCAGTTTGCTTTCACTGGTGTCCACACCCAGTGCGTGTAGCCAAGATTCATCTAGTGCGTTTTCACTGTCGATTAAGACAACATAAATGCCTTGTTGTTGTGCGTGACGCACCAAGTTGCCAGAACAGATAAAGCTTTTACCTGCGCCTGATTCACCTGCAAATACAGTGACTTTACCCAGTGGTACACCTCGATCAAATGCGCCACTGATCAAATAGTTTAAGGCATAATTGCCTGTACTGATCCAAGTATCTGGATCACGGAATCCTAAACTGATTCCATCAATACTTTTTGTAATTGTTTTACGAAATTTGCTGACATCGAAGGGTTTTGCCATGATAGTTCCTATTTTATTGATTATTTTATTTTAAGAGTAAAGTAGGGGACCGTCTCCCCTACATGACACAAGCAGCAATAACTATTATTGCTTTTGACGGTTTCTGATTTGAGCTAGGATGTCCATGGCATTTTTACTGCCAGTGGCCTGTGGTTTGGCTACAGGAGCTTCGTCTTCTGCATCATCGCCACTCCAAGGAGGAGTTTCATCTTCAACTACTGTGAGTTTAGGAGCAGCGGCTGCTGGGCGGGCTGCAGCAGCATCAGCAGCAGATTCTTTAGCAGGAGCGGACATGCCTGCGGGCTTGTAGTAAGCACCCCAGCGTTCCATATCAAATGGTTCGCCATCAACACTGGCTTCGAACATTTCTTTAATGATCTTAAGTTCTGTGTCGTTGGGTTTCTTGGGCAAAAAGTCAGCCAAATTGTATAGACCATACTTTTCGATTGCCGCAAGTTCATCTGCGTTCAGCGCAGATTCTTTACGAGCCCAAGTACTGGTACTGTAGTCTGCATAACCACCTTTACTGGTTTTCTTAATGTTGAAATCAAGACCAGCTTCGTAGTCTGTGGGCATGTTTTCCAGTTCTGGGTCCATGAGCGCATTTTTAACTAAGTTAAAAATCTGTGGGCTGATGATAAATCTGCGAATAGGATTTTCTGGGGACTTGTCATCAGTCAAAGGATTGTCGCGAATAAATCCTTGAAACAAATAAGACTTTTTCTTCCAATACTTACGGCCCATGTCTTCAAGACTTTTGTCTTTGAACCAAGTACGCACTTCAGCTAGTACTGGACAAGCTTCGCCCCACATTTCTACACAGGGAACCTGTACAAAAGTTGGTTTGCTGTCGGGTTGACCTTTAACGCCTGCGAAAGGCAATTTGATCATCAGTCTTTCAATCCAGAAAAAACTGTTTTTACTGTCTGCGTCTGGGAGGAATCTAACACGAGCGGTAGTTCCTTCTGCGATGTTCCAATGGGCGTAAATGCCATTGTCTCCGCCGGATTGGTTTGAACCTGGACGGTTCTCTTGAGCTTGTAATTTTGCTCGAATTTCAGCTAATGATGTGGCCATAATAGTTCTCCTTAAAAAATGCCATGATGTTTGTGCTTGGATATACGCCTGCACCTTGCAAGTGTATAACACGTGTATTTAGTCTGTCAAGACAAAAAGTGAAAATTTTGTTGAGCACAGGCATAGTTTAACTGTGCTTTTGATCTCAGTCAAATTATTTGATAAATTAACTCACAGCCGGATTCAAATTAATTTGTAAGGGTTTCATTGGCTCTTGTTCAATTGGTTTAGCAGGCTTACCATCAGGTTCACCAAAATCAGATTTTGGTGTTTGTAGTTCCGGTGCAGGTTCTGCAGGAGGCAAGTTTTTGATTTTTTGTTCAACATCTGTGGCCAATTTTTGTTGTATGAATTGGTTATAGATATTTTTGTGTGTTTCGCTGGTTGGGTCAACTAGGTAGCCGTCTTTGGCAAAATAAAATTTATTTGGGTTGTTGCGATCTTGATAGACCTGCATTTGAACCTGCTGTTGTTCACTTACTTTCTTTTTTTTTACTCCGGCCAAATTCATGATAGTGTCTAAGTCTTCATGAACTGCTGAACTCATTCTACTTAAATCTCTATCAAATGTGCTGGAGCCATAAGTGTTGTCTTTGGGGTCTTGAACTTTTAATTCTGGTAACCCAATGCCTTTGCTGAGTAAAACATTTTCGGCTCTGTCTACTTCTTCTTTGCTGTCAAAATAGTAAACACCGTCAACAAATCTATATTCAAAACTCCACTGAGTTAAAATTTCATCTATTTTTTCATCAACAGTTTCGGCTTCATTATAATCTGGATGTTGTGTGGTATAGGGTTCGGGGTTTGATACTTTACTAAAAGGACTGTCATTTTCCTTTAAGGTGTTGGCCCATAATTCAAATTCTTCGCCAACTTGTTCACTTCTTGTTTTATAAGCTTTGTGTACCAAAGGCAGTGCGTCCATTAAGTTTTCGTCGAATACTCTTTTAGTGAAACGCTCTTTAAGTGCTTCAATGTCAAATTCGTCTTCAGTCAATGATTCGGGTTGCCACAGCGCACGATATTGTTCATAACCTCGTTGTCCGCGAATAGTAAACAAATCTCTATGCAGCTTACCATAATGATCAATAGCAGATTCTACCATTACTTGTGTTTCTACATCTTCAAAAGTTCTGCCGCGCATATTTCTTGCAAAATGTTTCAGTGTTTCCATTTCGCTGATAATTTGTTTGATGTGTTGACCAAAATCATCATGTACCGAGCCACCGTTCATAACATGTCTTGCATAAGCTCTTGCGCCGTTAACTGTGGTGCCTTGAGGCAGTCTATGTCTCTCGCCTAAGGAATTCTCGATGTAGATTGCGTCAATGTTTCGGCTTCTTGCACCGGGCTTAGTTTCGTCCACAATGGGTTTACTGTGTCTGGCAATAATTTTTACATCTTTAAGCTTTTGATAACTGCTGCGGCTAGTACCATACATTTTGCCTTCGCTAAGTCGTAAATCTACTTCACTGCTGTCTACTACTTCGGCGTCTCTATTTGCATGTTTTAGATCTCGGAGATTTAATCCGCTTTTAGCAATATCACGAACATCAAATCTTTTGAATCTAGTCTGCATGGCAAAGAATTTTAATTGGCGCAGAAAATGATACCAAGACTTCTTTTCATCGTCGCTCATGTCTTGATCAATATCTTTGTCGTAGTAAACTTTAAAACTTTCGCCGTCGATAATGCTGATAGTAATGTTGCCATAGTTTTGACCGTTTTTAACATAGTCAAAATTAAAGAAACGAGCTTTAGTGGGATCTAATGTTGTTTTGGCATTTTCGTCGCCTATGCTGATATCGCTGAATCTACTGCGAATTTCATCAAATGTTGCTTCTGCGCGATGTTCAATATTGTTCATAATAATATATTTATTAACTTAGCATTATAAAAGGCATAGGCACTACCAGTTCGCTGTCATCTTTTAACTTTTCATCTACATTAGGATCGAAATCTCTAATTACGCCAGCCATGCGTACAGCTAACAACATACTCATTACAAGATCATCTGTTTCGCCCAATTTAGCTGCAAAGCTGCTGCCAGATGCTACAAATACTTTGAGTTCGCTGACCAGTGCTTTACTAGCGATGTGCAGTTTGCGTGTTTCTATTAGGTTTTTCATCTTACTACAAGCACTGATTTTGGTTTTATGGGTTGTGTTAAAACCTTTTCTATATCTGCGTGTAGCGCCGGGCCTACCAGGTTCACTTAAAAATATACCCTTAATATTTTCTTCGCCGTATTCTTCTATGGCAATCAGTGCAGCTTCGCCCAGTGTATTATTTTCTACACTGTAGTATATGTCAGTTTCATTACCAATTTCTTCCGAAATGTATTTGACAACTTCAGCTAGAATTTTTACCTGCTGTTGTACTGGTGTTTTATTGTGTTGCCATTCACCTATCTGCATCATGCTAGGCATTTCTAGTATTTGAATGGCTGCGGGATCTCCGCCTGTGCCCAAACTGGGATCTAATGCCACACAATAGATATTATTTTTACTGGGTTTTTTATACCAACGAACTTGTCCTTGTTTTAGCAAAGGATCTATGCCAGCCATTTCAGTTAAAAATATGGGATTGATTAGTGTTTCATCATGTATAATAAATTCGCATTCCATTTCTCTGCGGAATCGTTCTTCGCCTAATTGACTACGCATACTAGCAGCCCAAGCGTCATCCCTGTCAGGATGTTCCTGCCACTTACTACGATAAGCTCTAAATCCGTTTACACCAATTTCAGTTTCGTTACCATACTCGTCTTGTGTTTTGTTAGCTTGACGCCATATCTGTGCAAACTGATCTTCGTCGCTGTTGGGTGTACTGGTTATAATACATTTACCGCCAGTGGCTAATGTTGGGCTGATAGAAGTCCAAAACTCAGAAGCAATAGTAGGTCTTACGAATGCGAACTCGTCACAGTACAGCAGTGATATACTCATACCACGACCAGTGTTTTCTGTTGTGGTAGCACTGACAATTCTTGATCCATTATCAAAGTCAATGCTGCCTTTATTATAACTGACAACGCCTGCACGAATAAAATCAGGCACACTTTCATAAGCGTATCTAATTCTCTGCATGATTTCCTGGCTACCAGTGTATTTGTGAGCCGCAACCAATATAGTGCTGTCAGGAACAAACATAGCATACCAAAGCAAGTAGCCAGCAGCAGTGGTGCTTTTGCCAGTCTGTCTGGGCATGAGACTGATACTGTATCTAAAACTATGGTAAGTATGAACTAGCCTTCTTTGGTAATCATACGGGTCATACTTCATCCTACCTCTTGTGGGATGCTGTATGTAAAAATAGTTTTCCAAAAAATACTCAGGACCAGTTTCGGGATCACTGCACAGCATGATCTCTTTTATTTGGTTAGCGGTATAACTTTCAACCTGATTTGGTTTTTTTACTAATACCGTTTCGAGCGTTTTAGCCATTGTTCAAAATATAATAAGATACTATAATAAATATTTATTGCAACAACCAAGTGAGAGTTCAAATTGTCAGATGTGCTGCTGTTAAACAGCGACTTTAATCCAATCAGCATTCTTCCCTTAAGTGTAATAAGTTGGCAACATGCCGTTAAATTATATTTTTTGGATAGAATTCAAATTCTTGAAGAATACGACGACTGGGAAATTCACAGTGAATACTTGACTATGAAAGTTCCTGCTGTCTGTGTGACCAAAGATTACTTTAAATTCAAAAAGGCTGCAAAATTCAGTCGCAGTAATTTGTTTTTGCGCGATCTATATCAGTGTCAGTACTGCGGTGATACTTTTGATCACAAAGAACTGACATTAGATCATGTCAAGCCACGCAGCCGGGGCGGTAAAACAAACTGGGAAAATAGTGTAACAGCTTGCCGTAGTTGCAATTTTCGAAAAGGTACCCATGACTGGAAACCTTTGCGGGAGCCATACAAACCAGATCATTTTCAACTAATTAATAAATGGCGGCAAAGGCCTATACAGGTCAAACATGCAAGTTGGTATGTGTATTTGGGCTTAGAGATTCCAGATAAAAAACAAAATCTTTAAACTTTCCGTTTTTGATTTTCAAATCAGGATACTTATAAGCAAGATAATATATATTTCTTTGCTTGTATCCTGATATTTTTTCATACTCCCCTACACTATCATAATATGATATTTTACCTAGCGGATTAATAACTTTTAATCTGTATTTTATATTCCATGGTTTTTGACCTTGCTTGAATGATGCAGAATGCTTTATTTTTTTCCCTTTTTTTGATTCTTTCATTTTTTCTATTGCTTCTGGTGAATTTATTTTTCCTTTGTTACTAGAAGATATTTTCTTTTTTGTTTCATCTGAATGCCGCATACCGCTTGTGCCCCTGTCACCGCCATCAGTTAAATTACGCAATATTCCTGTACCTATATCTTTTCTACCGTACCATTTAATAAGTCTGCGTTCTAGAGCACAAGCTCCTACATTGGTCAAATTGCATTCTATGAAAACTATTCGTTTTTTATCTATAGGAACTTTTACATTGTGAGCCGAAGCAAAGGCACGAGAAGAATGTCCTTTACCTATGTAATATGGTGTTGAATCTGATTTTCTTAAATAGGCATATACATAATACCTATTTGTGTCATCTATAAATAACATTGCTGATGCTCCCTTAAAGCGTTAGAGTAGTTGGGATTGTCCAGATCCGCGAACTACACTTATATTTATTAAATTGGTTTTTCTTTTGTAAGATATGGCCTCGAGAACCACAAGCGGAACCAATCTTCGGTGCCTGGTTTTATTTTATGCTTACGCATAAGTTTGGCTTTTTCAGTACCTGTGTAACTGATATTTTCAGTTTGGCCGGGTTTGTATTCTTGCCACTGTGGTCTATTGCCAATGCCTGCTAAGACTTTAAGTTCTTGTACAGCGTCCATTATACACCATACTTGTTTCGTTTTTTGGGTGCCACTGGACTTTTTTTGTAAGTGCTAGGCACTTCCATGCTGCGATTGTCGCCGTGATTTAAATCTATGTGTTTACTGCCCATTACTTCATAAGCTTGTTTTAGCATTTGGGCTTCAATATCAGTCATTGGGGCAGCAATGTTATAACGGCCGGCCCAACTTTCTGCATCCAGTGTATCTGGCAAAGGATCTACTCCATTGCTTGAAGCTGTGGCCATCATGATACGATATAATTCGTAGAATCTATCTCTGCCTTCTACATCTTGAAACTTGTGCAGACCTCGACTAGCGTACTCATGTCTCTTACGCATAGGCCCAATTTTTTGTTCTGCTAGTATTTCGTTGATCTTCATATTACCAAGCCCTGCAGCTCCAATAACGAGCTTTCCAACGGGGACCAGGATTGGCACAGTTGTGTCTTGCTCTAAAACTCTTACGGCGTTTTGGATTAGACTTTTTGATACGCATGTTTTTGTCACCAAAATTTACTTTGACAACATTGCCTTTTGGTCCGCGAACATATACTTTAGATTTTTTCACATCTCCTGCCATTGGCTTGCCAAGAGGCACTTCACGGCCTTGATACTTGGCTTCGCTGATGTCAACATTGACATTTTGCCAAAATTCTTTTATCCAATCTTCGTTGCCGTACTTGTCAAGGAATTGTGCTAGTTCCATGCGTTCTGCATCAGTATGCATCTGTTCTTTCATACGGCCTTCCGCCACAACTTTGTTATTTTGATCTCGAATCCATTGATCTCGTGCTTGTTGATCAGCAAAACCTTTGGTGTCGCGTGTGCCACTATGCTGTGCCCAAAAGCGACCGCGTTCATAACCAGCCTTACGCCATTGCCCTGGGTTTTCGCGTTTGATATGGGTGCCATTGCCTTCCGATACGCCTTGCTGATTAAAAGCAGATATTTCTGCCTTGATGCGGTTTAAAGTCTTTGGAGATAACTCTATAACCATAGAACGGAAGTCACCTTCGTACTGGTCCCAGAATTGGGCTAACAATGGACAAC